TAAGGCAGAGGCTCCTAAGGCAGAGACCCCCGAGGTAATGCCACTCAAGCCTGAGGCACCTAAGGCAACACCCAAGAAGGACGAAGCCGAGGTTGTTGCAGGTGACATCTCTATTTCCGAGCTGCGCCAGATCGGTACTCAGCTTCTCACTGCAGCAACCAAGGCAGGCCAGGATGGCGGGGCGGTTCTGTCCGAGGTAGTCGGAACTATCACCCTGCCGAACGGTACGCCCGCTCCTAACCTGTCCTCCGTGCCGGTGACTGAGTATGCAACCTTGAAGGGCCGCCTCGAGGAAGCCATCGCCAAGTACAACGCTGACCCGCTGGGCTAATGCCTGAGGTTCACGCGAAGCTATCTCCCTCCTCAGGCGAGCGGTGGATAAACTGCACTGGCAGTTTTGACCTGATAGACAGGCTGAACGTGCCGGAGCCGGTCGGTTCATTCGCCGCCGCCGAGGGGACGTTAGCTCACTCAGTACTGGAGAACGATATGCTGCTGATGTTGGGCCGACGCTCACATATAGACCACCTCGGCGAGAGGAACCGGCTTGGGGTAGAGGCCAAAGAATTACTTGGTTCCCACTCGACGGTGGAAATGAGCGAGAACGCCCGATGGCATATCGACTTGGTACAGGACATTATGATGCAGGTGCATGGTGCGGCGGAGGTTTTCGTCGAGGTGCGGGTGCGGCCCGGAATCCCGGACTGCTTCGGCACGGCGGATACTATCGTCGCTACCGAGAAGACCCTGCACGTGGTGGACTACAAGTATGGGCGGGGCATCCCGGTTAGCGCGGTTCAGAACACTCAGCTGAAACTGTACGGCCTGGGGGCTTACGAAATGTTGAAGGTACTGTACGACTTCGAGGATGTGCAACTTCACATCGTACAGCCGAGGCTCTCCAGCGTATCGACCTGGGAGCTTACGCTCGAAGAGCTTCTGGCATGGCGGCAAGATACCGTCCTACCGGCTGTAGAGAAGATTCGGAACCATACCGGAGAACTCAATCCAGGGAAGAAGATATGCCAGTGGTGCCCCGCCAAGGCACTCTGCCCGGCACGGGCGGAGAAAATGATAAACCATGTATTTGGAGAAGTATTGGAGGTGATCTAGATGTTCGGAGAACTACCGCGCATTGACACGCTAACACCTGAGCGAATGGCTGAGATCGTTCTGCACGCCGGGGAGATACGTTCCTGGCTCAAAGACGTTGAGGAGTACGCCATTGATAAGGTCTACAGTGGGGCGCTCGTTCTGCCTGGCGTGAAGGTTGTACAAGGCTCAGGCCGCCGGACGATCACAGACCCGCAGGGCTTCCTCAAGGCTCTGGAGCGCGAAGGCGTGAAGACCGACGGCATGTATGAAACCGTAGTGAAGTTATCGGCTATCAGCACTCTTGAGCGGAAGCTAAAGATGAAGCTGGAGAACTCGCCGGGGGCTGAGTTCATAGCCAAGAGTGAGGGTAAGCTCACTCTGGTGCCAGAATCGGATAAACGGGTGGCGGTGAGTAGCCTTGGAGGAGCACAAGCAGCTTTCGCCGCAGCTCTTGCGTGATGTCCACATCAACCGTGAGGTGTTGTTGGGGGTTATGGAAGAGTTCGAGGTGGGAAGCTACGCCGAACTCACACGCAAGTTGGGGTTCTCCTACTCTGGGGCGGTCTTCCAGCAGGTCATACGGTACCGCAAGTTAGGCGCTCACTTCGTCTTCGGCATGTGGAACCAATTCGGGGTAGCCCCGGATGTCGAGGTCTTCGACCGCAAGCCGGAAAAAGAAGACCTGGAAAAATCAGACAAACTGTATTACGTGGTTCAGCCACATTAGAAACAAAGAAAGAAGAAAAATCATGTCATCAGTAATGCTCGGTCGCGTCCGCTTCTCCTACACCAACCTGGAGGACGCTCAGGCGTGGAACGGTTCATCGCACACTTACCTGAACACTGCTCAGATTGAGGCTATCAAGAACGACCCCTCCAAGGACGCTAAGGAAGAGCTGAAAGACTTCCGCTACTCCACCACCGTGATTATCCCTAAGGATGCTATCCACCCGGTGAAGAAGCGTCCCGTCATGGATGTTCTGAAAGATGCGGTGTACGAGGCTATCGACTTCGCGCTCTCGAAGGGTCGTATCAAAAAGGATCAGGCCGCCCAGTTGAAGGAAGACTGGAACGATTCAGCCGCCCTCATGGCAAAGACCATGAACGGTTTGAAGACTGTAGTCCGTGACGGTGACGGCCCGGCGAATAAGAACAACGAGGACTACCTCAAGGGTTGCTACTACTTCTCAGCAAACCGCAAATCGTTCCAGGGTCAGCCGCAGGTGGTTCACCCTGTAATGGGTAAGATTGAAGCTCTTGCACCGTCTGAGGTGTACTCCGGGTGCTATGGCTTCGTAGACGTAAACCCCTACGTCTACACCGGCCAGAGCACCGGCCTGGCTTTCGGTCTGAACTATGTCATGAAGACGGAGGACGGGGAAAGGTTGGATGGCGAGCGCAGCGTCGATGCAGCATTCAGCGGCATGGATGACTACCTATCCGAGCTTGCCGGGGCAGCCGGTGGTGCTGCAGCAGAAGCTTATGGCAGCTCAGCACTCGACTAAGAAATAGATACGTGAAGACCCCCGGTAAGCCTAGACTCTTGCCGGGGGTCGCACACACTACACTGGTGATACCCATGCGAAAACTATTATACATTGACTTCGAGACGTTCTCGGAAGTAGACCTGCGCTCTCGTGGGGCGTATGCGTACATGCGCGGCGTGCTGTGGGGCGCGCTGATTATGACCTACCGCTGGGGCGTAGACGGCACAACCCAGATAGCCATAGGGCATGACGAAATGCTAGAGGCGTTAGCCGGGGTGCATGAGGATAAGAACGTTACCTTCGTAGCCCACAACGCCAACTTCGAGCGGCTCGTACTCTCGAACCTGTTTGGGTACCCCGACTGGGAGTTCATCGCACCAGAGCGGTTCATCGACACAATGGCGATGGGCCGGGCGTTGGGCTTGCCGGGGTCACTCGCAAACCTGGCGAAAGCCCTTGGTGTGTCTGACAAGGACTCAGCCGGTACCCGGCTTATCAACATGTTCTGCACCCCAGACCGCAACGGCAAGTTCTACACACCGGCGCAGAAGCCCGTGGACTGGGAGGCGTTCTGCCAATACGCTATCCAGGATATTGACACGATGGTGGAAGCGCATCAGGCGATGGAGTCCCGCTTCGGTGGTATGCCCGTCGGAGAGTGGGCCGTGTGGTGCGCAGACCAGCGGATCAACGACCGTGGCGTTCTCGCCGACGTAGCCCTGGCGAACCGATGCGTGGACATCGCGGCCCGACTCAAAGGCGCGGCGATGCGGCAGATGGAAGAACTATCTGGCATGGACAACGCGAACTCCCAGCAGCAGTTCCTAACCTGGATGTGCAGCGAATTGCAGAACGTGGGCCTCGTGTACCAAGCCGGGGACGGATACCACTACAGCGATAGTAATGAGCCGTTGGCCTCGGTGGACAAGAAATCTGTGGAGTACCTGCTGAGCCGGGATGACTTGCCGACGAAGGTACGGCAAGTGCTGGAGCTGAGGCAAGCCTCGAATGCATCTTCTATCGCCAAGTTCAACGCCATTATCAAACGTGCTAACAATGACAACCGGATACGCGGGGTGTTCCAGTACTTCGGGGCGCACACTGGCCGATGGGCCGGGCGTGCAGTGCAGCTGCAGAACCTACCATCAGTGACGGTCGGAGACGATGAGGCAACAGAGGCGATGGCGCAGCGGCTCATGACCGAGAGCTTTGACAACTTCACAATGGCCGACATGAAGCCCATGATCCGTGGGGCGCTGATGGCACCAGAGGGGCAGGCACTCACCGTCTGCGACTACTCGGCTATCGAGGCGCGTGTGCTGGCGTGGTTGGCCGGGGAAGAGTGGGTTCTCGAAGCATTTCGTGCCGGGCGGGACATCTACGTTGAGACGGCGAGCCGCATGTTCGGTGTGGACTACGAGGCTGCTAAAGCACTCCGTAAAAAAGGTAAGGTCGCCGTCCTAGCACTCGGCTACAATGGTGGTGTTGGAAGCCTAAGGGCTATGGGGGCTGAGGGTACGGACGAAGAGCTGCAAGAGCTGGTCTACACCTACAGGTCTGCAAACCCTCATATCAGTATGTTCTGGAAGCAGCTCGAATACGCTTTCCGGGTTGGCTATGGGAGGGTCGGTAAGTACATCACCGTACAGACCGGCAAGGGCGGACAGACCGAGATCGTCTTGCCGTCAGGGCGGCCTGTGATGTATCACGACGTACACACTAGGCCCATGATGAAGTTCGGGAAGGTGTTCGATGTGCTGCACTTCCGAGACCCGAAGGGGTGGGACGCGTGGGTTGCAACCTATGGCGGAAAGCTCACAGAGAACATCACCCAGGCCACAGCAAGGGATGTTCTCGCTAACGCACTGGTGAACCTGGACAAGGCGGGTGCTGAGGTTGTCGCCCACGTCCATGACGAGGTGATATGTCAGGGGAACATCAGTGTGGAGCGTCTAGCCGAGCTGATGGGATCGAATGGCTCAGAGTACGCGCCGGGGTGGGCTGGGGGCTTACCGCTTGCTGCAGAAGGCTACTACTGCAAACGTTATAGGAAGGAATAGAATAATGAAACTGCCAGTGAATCCAGAGGTTGTGAAGGTGTACGTGAAGTTCTACAGCCTACTGAAGAAAGTCAAAGAGGAAGCGCGGAAGATCCTCGATAAGATAAAGGCCGAAGCCTATGAGTACGTGCAGAACTCTAAGGCGTTTACGCAGCTCCCCCTACTCAAGTCCTGGCTTCTCTCTTCGCTGAAACCGTTAGAGAGCTGGAGGCAAAACGAAGCACGGGTGTGGACGTGGCAAGGCGGCACAACCTTCACCCCTGGGGGGTTATCCGATGTGCGTAGTAGCTTGAGCTCTATGGTTCGGTATCGAAATCCCCCTTTGTACACCCCATTCGGTACCCCAGTAATTTATGGGTCTGTACGAGTTACACCTAATTCTGGCCTTCAAGGAGCAAACGCAGCATGGATACGTTAGAGAAGCAGCAAGCCATCGCCGAGCTGCTAGAACGACTTCCGAAGCTGCCGGACTATGACGAGCCACGCGCCGTCCTACACGCCGCCGCGTTCAGGCTCCGCAACCGCCCAGACAACGTGACTGATGACTGGTGGGACCGAACCACTAGCCGGGTCACTGACCTATGCACTCAAGCAGATAAACTACTGAAAGGACGAATCCGATGAAGGCACCAGATAACACGAAAGACCACTACGCACCGATTCTCGGCATGGACTTAGAAAAAGTAGTGGGGGTCATGCCGTTCTGGCTCGGCTCAATGATGAAGTACCTCTGGCGCGCGCCCCGCAAGGGTAAGTACGCCGACCTGAACAAAGCCATAGACTGCGCACGACGGGCGCTGGACATTGAAACGCCTGCCGGGCATTCGCCGCTTGAAGCGCCGCAAGAGATGATCGACTTCTACGTGGTTCTCGGTAAGACTATCGAGGGGTTGAGCACAAAAGATGGTTGGGTACATGTCCAAGCCCTGAAGTTCGCTCACAAGGTGCTCAACCATTGGTTCCAGATAAACTACCACGAGGACTTCATCTCGGTAGACAACATCCATCGCAGCGCCAGTAGGGTCGCCAGGGGCTTCGAGACGTGGGTAAGGCTCCTACCAGAGTTGGTACGGCAGGAAGAAGTAACCTCGCCAGACATAGACCTGTGGAAAGACCTCCGCGACTAGCCGAACATAAAAACCCCCTAGCACTAGGCTAGGGGGTTTAGCTGTCCCTCAGCATTCTTGGACGGAACCTAGTCTAGCATCATCCATAGGGAAAGCTCAATCAAACCGGCGTAGTCCGGCGTGATAGGTGCCTTACGGCTGGTAGTCTGCGCCCGGCACGTTGTCTCGGGGCACCTCGAATTTCGTGTAGTCCACGTTCGAGTGGTCTTCAACCGGGTAGTTCGTAGCACCGGTAGGAAGAGGCTCCTTGCCGGTCACACCCGAGGCTGCCGCCTCCATCAGACCCTCGAAGGTCACCTTATCGCTGGGGGACTGACGACCCCCGATCAGCGCACCGAGGCAGGAGAGCAGGATGAACGCTGCATCCTGGACGGCGGGCGGTAAGGTGATGCCGAACTGGGAGAGCACGAAGCCCAGGATGACGGCTACGCTCGAAGCCATAGCGGTGCCGATAGTTGCGCCGGTGGTGACCCGGCCAATGTAACGTTTGTTATCCAAGAGATTAACCTTCCTTCTGGTGGTTTACTAGCTGCGTGAGCAGCTCATTAGTCCGGCGAGACTCTTCGTGCAGCTGCCGGACGAGCTTAAAGAGCTCACCCTCAAACTTCACATTCGGCACGCCGGGGGTTACCGCGTCCTTGATCTGCTGTGTTTGCGCAGAGATGTTCTGCAGGGCAACGTAGTTATGCCCAGCGTTGCGCACCCCACCAACACCGGGTAGGAAGCTCAGAGAAGCTTCGTTCAGTGCATCGGCCACAGGGGCTCCTTTCTTCTCAGTGGTTACTTTATTGGCGACCTGTGCAACGGTGTTCACCTTGCCGGTCTTGGCACTGTAGTACTCCATCGCACGAGCCGTGATGTCGGCCTTCTTCCACGTGCCGCAGCACATGGTGGAGAACCAGTCACGGTGCTCAGTCAGCGGAATCACACGTTCGTGCAGCTTCCAGATGTCCGCCACACGCTCCGCCACCGTCTCGAAATCTTCCCGGCTCGTGCGTGGGTTGCACTCAAGCGATATGGACTGTGCGTTACCCTTGCTATTCCCGTTAGCCCACGCCGCGTTCATGTGGTCTACGAGGATGTAGACCTCACCCGCTGAGATAACCTCATGCGCACTGGTCGAGGGGTTCCCGTCGCAGAAGAACGACACCACACCTGCTGTGGTCTGCTTCCATTCCGGCAAACCCCACCAGTGGATAGTGATGTTCGTAATCTCTCGCGGGTACCCGAACACTGCCTGTACCTGTGCATACGGCGTGTAGCATATAGCATCTTTGTGTGTGTATAACTTATACGACACCTAGCCTCCTTTCATGAGGATGTCGTCTACTCTCCCACGTTCATGCCGGAGTTCCTGTCGAATCCCGCCGATGTCTCGGCTGTGGGAGTCGATACCGTCCAGCGCGCGGGTGAGGGTCGCACCCATATCTTTCTGTTTCTCTCCCTGGTGGGCTTGCTCCACTTGAATGGCATCCACTCGATCCCGTATCTCGGCGAGAGCGTTCCGGTTCTCGGCACAATTCTGCGTGTGTTTCTCGTGGAGGTCATGGACAGAAGCTAAAACCTTGTCCAGGTCGTCCCGGAGGTTCGTGCCGTGGTCGTTCTGCACCTGATGCTTAGCGTCCTTCGCGTCCTTACTGACAAGTTTCAGTTTCTCCATCACCAGGTCGATTCGAGTAAACACCTTGGAGAAGAGATAGATAAGGGTGCCCAGTAACGCCAGACCCCCGAAGATGGTGGTGAGCCACCAGTCTGTTTGAGGGTCGCCAGTTTTCGGAATTTCTATATTCATTCCGGCCCCTTATATATGCTGTTCACGTTATAGATTATAGCGCGCCCTCTTTCACGTAAGGGTCGTAAGAGCCGCGCCGGACGTAGAAGTCAATATCCGGCCTACGCCAATCCACCGGGAACCATTCGGTCTTATCCCAGGGGAAGTCGCTCACGTCGAAGCCCCGACCTGGTGACTCTTTGTTGAGAATCTTAGCTAACTCTCCTTCATGCGTCCACGGGTCTACCGTCGTTCCATGAGCTAACATGTCCGCCACGCCGGTGTGCCCGTTGAAAGCATGGCACCAGGCATTCGTATCTGTGCCGACCAGGCCGTACTTTTGCGCCGCCACGATAATCATACGGGTGAGAGGGTTGTACGGGGCTTTGGTGCGGGGGTTGTAGTTCGGGTCTACGTCTGCGCGTACCCGGCCCCACTGGCCATGGTGGGGGGAATTGGGCCAGTGCTCCGGCGGGGCCTTAGCATCAGACCCGGCAGCGGGCCATGACGGGGTGGCGTGCTTAGCTATGACTTTCCCCTCAGCGTTTTTCGTCACAGACTCACAGGCCACCGCCCCGAACGTGAAGGCTAGAGCGTGTTCAATAACACCCCGACGAATTTCGTCTGGGTGGATGAAGCCGAGCGAGTTGTGCATACAGGCAATTGCTGACTGGCCGGTTTGGGTCTGCGTCGCAAAGTTCGTGGACGAAATGTCCCGCCCCGGTGGGTTGGTGCTCCACCCCCCAACGGAAGCGGTGTAGTACGGTTCGCCGTTCGGGCCGGTCTTGCCGGGGATGGGGCCTTCGGCGTTGAAATACTCGCGCCACACGCCGGTGCCGATGTCGTACAGGGCCATGCCTTTATCACCCTTGGGTGCAGGTAGCGCACCTTTAGGCAGGGGGATGCGCCCGCCCAGTATTTTCTTAGCGTTCACTTGGGAGCGTATGCCCTCTGGAGTCGGAGTCCTATCCCAGGAAATGGTGGACATTCCATCCCTAAAGCACTCCATCCACGCATACTCAACGTCAGGGTGGGTAGAGTCTACGACGTATGCGGCTATCGGCTCAGTGCCGAACTTGGAAGTGTTGAAGCTGGTCTTGGAGCCGAACGAGCCACTGCCGATACCATCCTGCCACCGGGCACCGAACGGGTCGGGGGTGTTATCCCACATCCATTGCGCTTTCTGGGCGCTGCGGGAGTCTAGCGGCAGGTTCGGGTCATCCACTCGCTGAGTCCAGATGGTGTTCTGCAGGATAGAACGGTCAGGGTGGAATGCATCGACAACGAGCGCGGGCTGGGCGGGGGAAGCTGCCTTCTCCCACTGCCCGTTCTTGTACGTCTTCGGGCGGAGGGACTGAACCTTGCCGTCTTTGACGAGTTTACTGGGCATTGTTTACCCCTTCGTCGCGGCGTTTGTAGATGCGAAGACCTGCGCATTCGTTCTTTGTATCCAGGCGCATACCGATAAGACCTTGCGACAGTTCCCCGTCCACGTGGGAGAAATCCTGCGTCGCGCTCCAGCCGTTCGGGGCGGTGATGGTGTAGACATCGTTCACGAACTCCAGCTTCCAGGTACCGGCGCGGCCCTTGAACGGTACGTCCCGAGTCTCTTTCGTACCGTCCTTGCCGGAGAGTGAGACGAGGTACATGCCAATGTCTGCCATGTACATCTTCCGGCTATCGAGGTGTCCGATCCAGAACAGAACGTTCTTTCGCAGATTCTCCGGGGCAGGAACCAGGTCAAACTCAATCGTCAGGTTCCGGGTGAACGGATAGAAAAGAGTAATCGCGCTAGAGTGCTGCTCGACCAGTGTTCCGTGGTCTGAGACTACCCATGAAGCGTGCTTCCACTCTGTTTCATTCCCTGCTTTTGTCCACCCCGCGCCGAGCTGGTAGAACGTTGCCGTGCCGTACCCGCCAAAGCCGTTATTCATCTGAACGCCGGCGCGTTTAGCACCTGCACCGAAACCTTTAGAATCCGTGCCGGTAGACCCCTCAACGGGCGGATTCAATTCTTGCCCTGCTGGACGCAGAGACGGCTTCTCCGATACCCACAGCTCACGGCCTTGGACAGAAGCAATGGTGCGAATCCATTCGTACTTCCCCGTGGTAATGTAGCCCGCCTTCGGTTCGGCGCTCACGCGGAAGTGCGTAAACCCCTCGCCGGGCACAGTGTGGATACCAGGCTCAACAGCCTTGCCGTTGAGGTAGTACTGCACGCCCACTTGGTTGTCGGGGATAGCCACCTTACGGTGTGCCAGATTGAAGGCCGGAATCTGTGGTACAACGGGGATAAGGTCTTGCGGTACGCCCTGCACCCACACGACGGGGAGCCCGTCTACCGTTGGTTCTTGCGGGGCTGTGTCGCCGTAGTGCAGGTAGTACCCACGCTTCTTAGCTTCGTCCGCAGCCAGTGCTGGCGGCTTAGTCTCGCCGGGTTTAGCTGCCACCAGCCACACCGGGCCTAAGGTAATGTCAGTCATTTAAGCTTCCTTAGCTTGTAGTTTCTTCAACGCCGCTTCTACTGCAGCGAGACGATTCTCCAAAGGGAGAATGCCATTCGTCCAGGAACGAACCTTCGTCTCGACAAACGCTGACGGCGCTTTATCGTAAGGGTTCCCCTCTGGCGAATCTTCTGACCCTGCACCTATATTGAACACCCGATCGGTCACGTAGGCGTGCCCAATGTTCAGAGAGTCCAGCTTGTCGAACACCTTTTCTATATTCTCTTCGGTCACGCCGTGCACCACATGCCAGAATCGCCATGACGGGAAGTCCTTGTAGTGGTCGGGGTGAATGTTCGGAGTCGTCGGGTCAAGGTATTTCTGAGCGTTCGACTCCCAGGTGCATACAATATCGCACGCATCCATCATTTCGCGGCGCGTGTTCGATCCAGGGTTGATGATAATCGGCACGTCGTTACCGACAATGTTCTTTATCTTGCGATAAAGCTGTTGATAAAACGGGATGATTTTCTGCTGCTGTTCATCCCAGCCGTTCACAACCTCGTCCAGGAAGATAGCCCCGCGACCTTTCGAGAACACCTCGGAGTAATCCTGGTACACGGCGGTTACCGAGTCTAAGATGAACTGCTCTGTGAACCGGGTAACCGCTTCCATTGACACGCCGAGCATGTTCTTTACACGCTCCCGGTAAGCCTCGTCAGCTTCCGGCGCATTAGCCCCGTGCCGGGTCTTGATATAGAACGCGATACGTTTAGCCCCAGCGGCCATTGCCAAGTTCGCCTGAGTTGCAAAGTCGGGATCGGGCCGTTTGACAAGCCACTCACCTGAGGCGCGGTTGAGGATAACAATCCCCAAAGAGTTTCCGAACTTGAGAAACTTACTCCATTGGGAGTTGTCGCCGTTGTAGTAGTCCGGCCAGGTGTACGTGATAGGGCTGTAGTACCGCTTGCCGTTCACAAACCCGAAGTCGGGCTGCCGCGTCTCGATACGGGCAGCCCGCTCTTCAATGTGTTGGTTCAGCTCGCTACGAAGGGAGGGGAGATTAGCAGTAAATACTTCCTGTACCGCAGCCCGCCCCACCCCCGTCAGGTTCTTTTCACTGTTGATTACAGGAATACGAGCATCAGACATTAGGCACCTCAAAGAATCCGACAATGTTCAGAATATACCTGCCCGGCGCGGTAATTGCGTCGGTCTGTACCTTTCGGTCGCCCTTAGTCATCCAGATACCCCCGCCGCCCGTAGTGCTAGGCGTGGCCGATTGAAGTTCAATCAACGAAGAGGGTACCGGGACGGGGGAGGGGGCTTTTTCCGGCAGAGTGAACAGGGTACCCGTCACCGTCTTCCCAGCGGGCACTGTAAAGTCCAGGTGGATAACCCCGATTTTGGTATTCGGGTCGTAGTCCAGGAAGTGACGGTAGTCGCCGTTGTTCCCGTTACCGGCTACGGTTGTAGTGCTGCGTGCCACCCATTCAAGAATGAATTTCTGGTTCGGTAGCTTGGCGGGTGGTTGTGGCGGGTTGGCCGCTAGTTCCTCCTTGATAAGCTGTTTAATGTGCTCTAAGGGAGCGCCCGAGAATCGCCCCTGAGCGTCCATTTTCGGGGTTTTCGTACTAATAATTCCCTCCTAAGAATTGTTTGGGGCTGCTACGAAAAGCTAGTTTGCGAAGAAACCTACCAAATCGGTAATTACTTTTACGTTTTCGCGGTTTCCCATGCCCCAGACTAAAACGTCCCGTGAACCGGCGTTCACATAGATTGACATGCCGTCCACTATCGACTTCACAGTACGTATGGGTGCTGGTGCGCTCTCTGGGAGGGTGAACAATATTCCCCCATCCACGAAGGGCTTCTTCAGCAACGCCTCGATGTGAATCTGCCCATTGCAGTAGAGTGGGTTGTACATCAGATAGTTGCGTTCTCCGACGGAATCACCATAGGGTTGTACCCCGTCCATGTCTTTAACTATCAGGTCTACAACCTTCGGCCCATAGATGTACGAGGTAACCCGGTACGGGCCCACCTGGATGTACACGCCGGTGCCCTGCGGGTCTTTTACTCGGACAGGAACACTCAAGCCGGTTGCCTCGGCTGGCGCAGATACGTCCATCGAGACACAACCTTGGATGGTGAGACCCCTGAACCAACTCTCAATGTAGAAGCTCCATCGTGCACCGCCAGAGCCTTTACGCGCACTGCGCGAGGTGCAGCCCAACAGTACCGTGCCCTCAGCGCCGGTGTTGCAGATGTAGAAGTCCGCAGCAGAGTTGGCACCAGCCTCGCCTTTGGCCGTGTCTCCATAGCTGGAGGACTCGCCCCGGCACCCGTCCAGCAGGTTATCGCCATAGGCCACAATCCAGCCGTGGCCGCCGTTCTCCTGAGCCTCGCACGCCGAGAATGTGCACTTGGTAGCCTTGATGAACCAACCAGCCCCACCCTTCTGCCCGGCCCGGTTAGCCGACTGTGGGCTACCTGCGGTCACATCCACGCCACGCGAGCCGGAGGGCTGAGCATAGAGCTGAGCGAAGGTGGAGTTGCCCTTGGTGTACCAGCTGGTTGAGCCAACAAACTTAGTTTGGCTGGTGTAAACCTCGATGCCCGCGTACCCGTCCAGGGATGTGTTCGAGCCACCGATGTCAGCACCGTAGAACTTATTATCCGCTGCACCGCCGGTACCCTCTGGGTGCCCATCCGGCTTACCGACAACCAGTCCGGCTTGTCCCGCATTGCGCACTTTGAGTGAGAAGACCTTCATCGCCTGGTCGTCCGTGCCGAGGAAGGCCGCGCCGGTCTCCATACCCCAAATTTCCAAGAAGTTGCACGAAGGTACCGCGTCAGGGTCGGCAGGGCCGGAGCCAAGGTCGGTGTTGAACAGCACGCCGCACAAGTTCGGGATGAAGTTCTGGTGCTGGTACCCGGCACGCCGGGACTTGATCCACAGGTTGTTCACGCCGAAGCGCAGTAGCGAGGGGTCTTGCGCGCGGTTGTTCCAGGTTCCGGTACGGAACACGCCCGTTTTCTGGTTAATCGCTTTGGAGGTCGTCGCCACAATCTGAGTGCCGCTGCCCTCACCGTAGACGAAGACCATGCCCTTGAGTTCGATAAAGGGAAAGCTCACCAAGTACACGCCAGCGGGGATGAACACAGCACCCCCGCCGAGGTTGTGCACGTCGAGGATAGCGCGCTGGATAGCGTCAGTGGAATCAGTCTGGCCGGTCGGGTCTGCGTTGTAGGGTTCCTGCAGAACGTTCACCGATCGTGCCGAGGTGTGGAAGGCGGACTGCTTCGGCAGCTTGGCAAGGGCCTCGTCAATCAGAGACTTAGCTTTAGTCTCGTCCACGCCGGAGGTCGGGGGTATGAGCCGCTGCACCTCGGAGGTGACAAAGGCCCGGACTGCGTCCATGTCCGCGTCCTTGCCGGGGGCACCTGGAGCGCCCGGAGCACCGGGGGTACCTGGTTCGCCGCGTTCACCTCGGGGACCAGCAACGCCGCTCTTCTTCAACTCTTCGAGAGCGTCTGCAATAAGCTGCTTAGCCCGCTCTTCGCTCGTGCCGGGGGCGGGGAGACGACCTACAGCTTGGCTGATAAGCTCAGTCACCCGCTGCTCGGTGATACCGGGAGCAGGGGTCGGCAGGGCGTTGATAGCCGTTTGCACCAGCTCGTTCACCCGGTTCTCCGTCAGGAAAGACGATGGCAGGTTGAGCGCCTGGATAGCATTACGAACAATTTCCTCAGCCTTCTCTTGCGAGATGCCAGGCTGGGATGGGGTCGGCAGCTTCGCAAGCTCCTGTTTGATATACGTCTCTAGCCGGGGCTGCACAGAAGCCCACACGGCGGAGTCACCCGCGCCGGTGAGGCGGCCCTGTGCGACCGATAAGGTGGAAACATTCGTCATGGTTCCTCCAGAGGATTAGTTATCGTCAGGGGTGGAGATGGTGATGGTTCCGTCCTCATTATCCCGGACGGTAACGCGGGGAACCTTAGCAACCTCGGCGGCTGCCAACTCGCGCACCTTATCCTCAGTCACCCCGGCGGGGAGGTTCTGCAGCGCGTTCTGGATTCGGGAGTCTACCTCAGTCTGGTTCATACCCTTCGGCGCACTCTGGATCAGCTCGGAGGCAATCTGGCGGGCCTTCTCCTCAGAGATGCCACCAGAACTAGGCAGGGTCTTGACGATGGCCTGCACGCGGGCATCCACCTCAGCCTGGCTAAGACCCTTCGGTGCTGCGTTCACCGCGTCAGTGACAATGTGGCGCACCTGCTCCTCGGATAAGCCGGAGGAGTTTTTCGGCAGAGCAGCGATGGCGGCGTTGATCCGGGCATCCACTTCGGACTGTGTTAGCCCGCCGCCACCTCCACCTGAGCCGCCAGTGAGACCGTTTGCCTGTAGAAAGCTGAGGAACGTAGCCTCGGACGTCACGCCGGGGGTGAGGTTGGCGCTCTGCATTGCAGGACGCTCAGAGAAAATCCGGCTCGGATACGAAGACATAGTTCTCCTTGGGTGTAACGGTTGTTAGTACTAATTCTACGGTTTTGCTTCCAACTGTGCGACTCGTTGCTGTATTTTCGACAAGGTATCTTGCAGTGTCCTGTTGGCTTGTACTAACTGCGAAGTCTGGATTTGTAGCTGCTGCACCTGAGCCGGTAGCTGCGCGTTCGCCTTAGCCTCCATCAGGTCAGTTGAGAGTACTGCTCCTGAGTTGGTCTTGAAGAACAAGTACAGGTGCCCCTGAGTAACCGGAGTACCCCACACCGTGCCGGTGCGCTCTGCGGCCAGAATACACATAGTGTTGTTCTGGCGCAGAGGCGGTGCCTCGAGTCCGTCGCTGGTACCGGCCATAGGGTACGTGTACCAGGTGGTACCCGGCCCGATAGGCTCCGGCACGCGAACGTCCATCAGTTCCTTCGACTCCGCTACTGCCTCTTTCTTAGCCGTTGCGATGGCGGCAAGCAGTGTTGTTCGCACCTGGCCCACCAGGTTAGTGGCCTCTTGCCGGAGGTTCTGTATAGCCCGGCTGCGCGCGGCGGTCTCATTCTCCATCAGAGTACTCAGGCCCTCTAGCCGGGAGGACAGTTCGGTCTTCGCGCTGTTAGTAAAAGCTTTAGCGTCGGCTAGAGCCCGGTCTGCTTTCTGGGCTGCGTCAGTGGCACTGTCGCCCTTGAGCCGGGACAGTGCAGCCTCTACCGAAGTGGCGAGGTTCATAACCGCCTTGCGCCCCTTGGCGATCTCGTTCAGGTCTGGGAAGCTCAGCGCCCAGGTGGGGGTGTAGCCCATCGTTCCTCCTATAGGTCAGGGTTCTTTTCAACCTGCTCCCACGTGATGCGTTGGCGCTCACGCGAGGCTTCTTCTTGCTCCCAGGTCTTGCCCGCGAGTTCGTTATTCTTCTCGACCTCAGCCCAAGTGCGCACGGTGCGGTCTGCACGGAATACCCACAGGGTGAGTTCCGTCTGGTTCGACTCTGGCTTATGCGACACCCCACACACCACCGCTGTGACGATAGCCCCGAACAGGTTCTCTCGCCCGCTGGGGTGCATACCCCTCAGCTCCGCAATCGTGCCGAGCTTATACCGCAGGTCGTACCGTACAGTCACCGAGCCGAAGTTGGGGTGTGGGTCGAGCAGGTACTTCTCGTACTCCCGTAGCGTGTTACCTGCAGATGCCTTATTAGGGTGGAAGTCCCACCCTGCAATCTCCAAGGTACCTGCACCCTTCACGCCGCCGCCGATCGTGGTCTTGCGCTTCTGTCGGCGGAGGATACCGCGCGCCCGAATAACAGGAAGCTCAATATCGGGTGGCGGGAAGCCGTGAGCCGCAGGGTTGTTCACGCCGGAGGCGGTCGGCCCGCCACGGTAATCATGAGTAGCGGTGCGTAGGGAAATGTCCTTGTCTGCAACGGTGCGCACGTATTGGCCTTCACTACCGACCGCTCCGACCTCGACCGCAGTTTGGGAGAGCTTGATAGTCCACGGCGATAGCACGTCGGTACGGCACGAGACGTAGGCGGCCATACGCTGCTCCCACTGAGCCGGACCAGCCACTTTCGACACGTCTTTAATTTCGTGTTTGAGGACGGTGCATCCGCCGTAGAACGAGCCGTTGTTATCCCACAGCCACTCAAAACCGTGAGTCCCCTGGTCTTCCAGGGTGAAGTCTGGGTCTAGCCAGTCTTCCTCCTCCGGCGGGGACACGAAGTCTTCCTTGCGGTCGCCCTTGGCGAGAGTACCGCCACCTTTCCACACGTTAAGGGTGGTCTTCACCGACTGGGATATGGCGAAGGCGGCGTAGTCCATCGAGATAGTAGACCTCGCGTTGGTGAGGTTCTGCGAGATGGAGTAGCTACTAATATCGTTAGCTGGGTCGATGACTATCTTCCGGCGTGTCGGGTAGTCTGGGTTTACCGTGTTCTCCAGCGGCATGAACCGCAAGACGTTATCATCCCCGATGAACCATGAATAGGCCAGAGCCTCCGCCGCGTCCTCAAGAACCTGGCCTGCTGCGCGGTCACGGAAGGATGGCAAGACATCCCCCACCCAGGAGCGGGAGGAGAAGTAGATACGTGCCGTCGGCTTGAACAGGTGATAGTCCTTCACGTACTCCTGGAACATTGAGCGGTACGGTTCCTGATCCGGAATCACCGATACCTGCGCGCCGGTTAGCCCAATGGAGTACGTCGAGGTTGGGTTGTGGCACCAAAACTCACACCACGCCGGGCCGTTCTTGTCAGGCAGGTTCAGGTTCCACGGCATAGCTATGCTGCCAGAGTCGTACACTTCCCCGATCTTCACGAAGATGTTGCCGCCGTTCTGCCGTAGTGTAACGCAGACCTCCTCCAGGTCAGCATCAGCCGGCAGGGTGAACTTCTTCAGTTCCACATAGCGTGTGGATTTAGCGTCCGGGGAGGCGCTATCGTACTCCTCCGCGAACAGGATAAACTCACGGTTCTTATTCCACCGCAGTGCGATGGAACGCTGAGCCAGAGTTGCCACCTTGAACTGGTACAGGTTATCTGCCGGGACATCCTGCCACCCGGTGCTGAACTTCATCATGAAGGACGCGAAAATATCCGAGAACTTCACGGGGTTATCCGCATGGTTGTAAGGGTCTGTCATGGCGACTGTGACGTTCCCGCCACACACCCATGTCAAGCCACCACCGTGGAACATAGCGGGAGAATATATCGAGAGGTTCCCAGACTTCCGCACCTCGTGGCTCGAACGTACTGTAGCCCCGGAGAAACCGATACCGTTCACGCCGGGGGTGGGGGATGCTGCACCAATATCGGAGGCGACCTCCATCAGGTCGGTGCGACCTTGGGTTAGCATACGCCCCAAGAGGATAGGGTCGTTCACGTAGTGCGGATTATCCCACTGGTTAGTCCATGTAGACCACTGACACGGCATGTCGAGCCGGATCGTGGGTGGAGCAGGCGGCACGGCGTGGTACCCCGCCGCCCGGCACGCATAGAAGACAACCCACAGCGGGGAGGGAGAAATCTTACGCTTATCGTCGTTCTTGCCGAAGAACTTATACTTCTCGCCGAGGAAGTTGCCATAGTACTGGTTGCGCCAGTGATACAGCGGGTCAGTGTTGATATGGTTCGAGAAAGCGTCAGCGGCCTGAATCAGCTTCAAGGACATCTCAGAGTCCGAGAACTCTACAGAGTCCACCAGCAGCTTCACCTCGATACGCTGGTTACCCCCGTGCTCGATGGGACGTTTCTGCCACATGCGCAGAATAGCGGGGTCGCCACGGTGCGGGAACACGCCGATGAACGGGGACGGGAACGTGCCGCCAACCTCGGGGGTGTAGCGAACCTTAGCGTCCACACTGTAGAACGTCTGCGAGCCGGGGGACACAGCCTTAGGCACAGGGTTGTAGCCGTGCGACACGGACAGGCTGGAGACCTCTAGGGTCTTGCCCTGCCAGATAATCTCCTCGCCGGAGGAAAAAACATCAATAGCCACTAGAGAACTTCCTTTAGGGTGAACGAGCACGCGTGGAGTTGAGACACTGCGAAGGGCTGCTCGTTGTATGTCACATCATCCATCAGCACCCAGCCCCCCATGCGGGCGCACTGATTCGGCTTATGGGTACCGATCCACGCCTGCATCGGCGAGAACCGAACCACGGTGGGGCCATAGTGCTCACGCAGAGCCACGATGTTCTTATCGTCAGGTATCGTGAACGGCTCGGAGGTACGCATGGAAAAGTTAGACCCTGCGTTCTCCACCGCAGGGGATGTCCACACGATATTCTCCGCGATGTCCAAGCCAACCAGCCGGGCACTAGCCGGTGCTGCCCCGAAGGTGCCCGTGCCCTGTAGCCCTGCAGTGATACGCACCGTCGTGCCGGGGATTACTCCACTTTTCGGCCCGTACAAGTCAGTCGTCAGGCCGTCCTTCGCATGGAACACCCGCAGCATGGAGGTGCCGAACTTCCACGCCTCCTCTGTGATGGGGGCATCTGACTCGTTCACGCGAACAGCGTTCGAGCCTTTCGGCACGCCGTAGTAGACATCAGACCAGGAGTTCCACGGTGGCAAGAAGTTGTTGCGCCGGGCCTTAGGGGTAATGAGGTAGTACGGGGCGGCCTGCGTTTCGTCCAGGTTACGGACAAGAACCGTGTACTCCCAGGGCATTTCCATAGAGACAGACCAGTTACGTGGGGCGCGCCCACGGTTCACCGCAGAACGCACCCCACGGCTCGAGGTGAAAAAGGCCCACTTCGAACCCTCGGAGGATTCGGTAATCTTCTCGCCGAAGGCAATAGGCAAAGCAGTGGAGTCGTTGCAGAGGTAGGTAGCATCGTACAGCAAGCCGTCCTCGTCGAACTTGACGGGCTGCTCCACCCTGATGTTTGCCATCCTAAACCTTCCTTAGACCCAATGCCTACGCAACGACTGTGCCCCTCCCTCGCTCAGCTGCAAGACCGCGCGAGAGGTGTTGGGGGACATCTCCAATTCTACCCCGGACTGGAACGCCGCAGCCACGCCGCGTGCTACCTGATCTCCCAGTGAGCCTGTAGCGGAATATGAGAGGTCTGCCTCCAGTGAAGCACCTGCGGTGCTTCGAGCCAGGGGAGAGATGGTCGGGGTCAAATCCACGTCCATCTCGTTCTTCACCAGACCCGCTGCCACCGAAGCAGCAGACACGGCAAGGTGGGTGCCCATTGCGATACCCTTACCCCAGTCCCGCATCATGGCCTTGCCGGAGTCATCCAGGTAACCTGCGGCACGGGAGAACGGGCCGGTCTTAGCCGGGGAGTGAGGGAACAGGTTACGCACCTGCTGCACCTTATTCCGAATTTTGTTGATAACGTCGTTGAACGCCCCGACCATGCCGTTCCACCAGTCCACAACCATGTTGTTACCCGACACGCCGAGGTTGATATGGAAGGTGTTCTGGATAATGCCTGGGACAGACGCGAGCAGATTACGGATAGCGCCAGGTATCCCGCCAATGAAGTCTCGCACCATGCCGGGGAACTTGCTCAGGGTGTTGTTCGCATCATTGAAGCACTTACGGAAGTAGTCGCCGATGTTCTTACTAATCAGGCTGACGAAGTTGATAACCGCCTCAAAGATACCGCGAATCAAACTGCCAATAATCTGGAGCGCGCCCTGGAGGAGTGAGGCCACACCATTAGCGAAACTCTGCGCAGCCTTGAACGCGAACTCTGCAGCCGAGGAGAAGTCCCCCCTGAGCACTGCAGCGATGGAGCGCAGGATGTTCCCGAAACCGCCGAGAAGCCCGCCGATGAAACCGAACACTCCCTTGAACAGCCCGCCGAGCGCGCCGATGACACCGCTAATGACCGGGCCAAAGATAGCAGAAATCCACTCCACTAGAGGCTTCATGGCCTGGAAAACGACGGTGAGTATCTCGACCACGCCGGTCATGAATGGGTTCAGCGCTTCCAACACCTGATTGAAACCCTCAGTGAATGCCTTCACGAAATCGTCGATCGCGGGCTTAATGTCCCGGTTGAACATATCGACGATAGGCTGGACGGCCTCGCCGACCTTACCCATCAGCTCCGAAATCTTATTGCGGAACTCCTCCGAAGTGTTGTACACATAGATGATCGCCCCAGCAATAGCGAGGATAGCTGCCACTACCAGAGCCACGGGGCCTGCCGCAGATGCGATCGCACCGCCGACGGCCTCCAGGCTGCCTCCGGCACCGAACGCTGCAGCAACCTCACCTACGCCGCCAACCAGCCCGGCAAGCGCTGACCCGAAGTTAACCAGTGCGGATACTGCGGGTGCTAGTGCCGTGATGATAGCGCCTATAGCGCCGACCACGAGGAGGATGCCGGACGCCCACTCGGGGTTCTGCTGAATCCACTCGCGTACCTTGTCGATGACCGGGCCGAGGTTATCCCCAAGCCACTGGATAGCATCCTTGAGCCAGTTCGCAAGGATGGGGATAACCGCCTCAGCAGCCCTAGCCAGGTCATCGAACATGGGTGCGAGGGCATCCAGCGCTGTGCCGAACACTGGCAGGAAGTTCTCGCCCATGATGCCGATAATCTTGCCGAGGGCACCGAGGATGGTACCGAGCGAATCCGAGTGGGTGCTCAGGGACTCCATGCCCTTGGTGATGCCGTCGATAGCGGAACGAATACCATCCTGGAACATCGGCGAAGCGAGAGCGTCGCCCACCAGTTTCACCCAGGCATTGATAACGTTCGTGATGCCCACCATCACATAACTGATAGTGGAGGCAGTCTTGTTCAGGGTGTTACCCAGCGTCTCGAACGAAGGTGCAAGGTTCTTGATCGCCTCGTTCGCACCGCTGAACAGAGTAATCATGGTGGTTTGGGCCTCGAAGGTGTTCAGCCCGTTCCGCACCCGCTCCAGAGCGTCTGCGAACTGGGTAAGCCCTGCACCCCCGGCCTGCTCTGCGGCCTTAGCAATAGCATCGAGAATACCAACGAAGGCTACACCGGCACGCCAGAAATCCTTGAGTGCCTGGATGCCCCGGTCAATAGCACCTGTAATGTCGGCGGTCTTCGTCCACTCGTTGAAGCGGTTCGCCATGTCCGTGAACCACTGGCCGAAGCGGGGGAAGAACTGCGCGCCGATGTCGATGAACCGCAGGAAACCCTCCATCAGAGGGCCGATGCCGTTCGACATTTCCTTCATGCCCTGCGTCAGGGCATCGAAGATGCTCTTGAATCCGTCAGCACCATACGCCTCAGCTGCCTTAGCCGCGTTGGCGAAGAACTCACCTGTGGCCTGAGAAATCTCCAGCAGGCCCTTCTCCCAAGCCGGGAACAGGGTATCAATCGCCTTACGCACCGGGGCCTCGAACTTCGCCCAGAACTCGTCAGCGGCCTTGGAGTTCAGCGCCTTGAGCCGGTCGTTCACATCCTTCATGCGGTCGTTCCACTGCTTCAATGCGTTCACCGAAGCAAAGACGGCTACCACGATACCAGTGAAAATACCCGGCAAGGCAAACGCGGCAGGTGCGATGGAGAGCAGCGACTTGCCGAGGGCGAAGACGTGGGAGGTCAGCGACAGTACAGCAGCGGAGACGGTGCCGATGATAGCGCCCAGGCGGATCAGACCGACCAGGTTCTTGTCCAGGTCTTTCAGGAAGTCCGTGAACTTCTTAGTGAAGTCCCAGGTTGCGCGGGCACCGGAGATAGCGGCTAGAGCGGTAGCCACTTTAGCCGCTGCCGCCTTATCCAGCTTCGGAATAATCAGAGCGAACCGGGGCCGCGCCAGGCGTGCCAGCTTGAACCGAGCGCGCTTCGTATCGGCATCGGCCTGGAAGGTAACCTCCCGGTCTTCCGCCAAGTCCTTGAGTCGTCGCTCAGCAACCTCAGAGTCGAGGTCTACGTTCACGGTGATAGAGCGCTTATCCCGGAAGAACGTGTCGTTAGCCAGCTTCGAGGTATCGAACGCATCGCGGAACTTCTTCATCGCTGCGTCGTTCGTGAACAAATCGCGGTTCTTGCGGATTTGCTCCATCTCGCCGCGCATCTCCCGCAGGCGTGCCGAGGTCTGTTTCAGGGTCTCAGAGGTACGACGAAGAGACTCTGCGTCGCCGGAAGCAAGGCCCTCACGGTACGCACGCCGTAGTTCCTCGCGCTGCTGCTTGAGGCGCTTCATACTGTCCTCCAGCTCCTTCAGGCCGTCTTGGCCCTTCTGGGAGAACTCGGAGAACGGGTTGCCATTACGCTTACGGGTGAAGACATCCGACATGGAACGGTCGAACAACTTCAGGCGCTTGTTGTTTTCCTCAATCTCACGCCCTAGCCGCTTCTGCTCCATCTGCGCTTTCAGCACGCCGCGATTATCCCCCATCTGGCGGGAGGCATTCGCCAGCTGCTTCATGCGCTCGATGCTGCGCTCAAGGTTCTTATTCAGTTGCGCAACTGTAGGGGCTGAGGACTTGAAGCCAGAGAACGGGCGTGAGAAGTCCACGTTCATCATTTCCTTGGCACGCCTCTGGAAGACGCGCTGCACGTCCTCCAGCTGCTTCAACTCACGCCGGGTGCGCTCAAGCTCATTACGGCCCCGAGCGAAGGAGCGCGCCATGTCATCGAAGGACAGGTGCTCCCCGGCCTCCCGAGCTTCCTTGAAGCTCTTTATCATGTTCTTGTTGGCGCGTTCCTGCTGGTTGGCTAGGTTACGCAGGCGCTCTCGTGCCTCGTCCGCGCTCTCGCCCATCTCCTTGAAAATGTCGGAGATGTCGTCAGAGTCGCCACGGATAATCAGTTCATCGAGCCGCAAGGGTCGGCCCCGAAGTTCATCTTGGCGCTGCTCGATGTTGTCGAAGAACTCATCGGTTACGTCGTCGCCGTCCAGGTGGCTATAATCTACATCAGCTACCGCATGGAAAGCCTTAGAGATTTTATCCATAGCCGCTTGGATACGGTCGGCAAGACGGCTCAGCCGCGAGCCGGAGCGCTCTGAGTCTTCTTCTACCTCGTCCGCGAAATCGCGGAAAGCGTGGCTCGCTTCACGGAACCTATCCGAGTTAATCAGGCCGCCCAGCTCCACAGCAGGGACGTTAGGAGTCTTACGCAGGGACTCGATCAGCTCCTTGTGCTGACGCTGGAACAGAGTCTTATCGAGCTTCGGCTCAATCACCGGCTCGGCACTCTTGAAAATGTCCCTAGCCTCGCGCTTGATACCATCCCACTCAGCAACCGGCTTGACGTGGATATACTGCTGCTGGGACATTTCCCTGGACATCCGCTGCGATGTCTCTTGCAGCGACTTCGAGAAACCCTGCTGATCCACCCCGACCTTGACCCGCACGCCGCGTCCGAGCGCTTGCAGCTGCGCACGCATACGAGCGACCCCAGACTTATCCAAGACTGGGGTCACCTCAATATGCATCAGCCTCTCGGCTTCTTCCCGAGAGCGCCGAAGCTGTGGCATCAGCTTCCGGTTGAACTCAGACGCATCCGGCAGGACGCGGATGTGAACCTTGCCCGCCTCGAAGCTGCCTACGGCCATGAAAATTCCTAACTCTGGTGGTTACTAATCGCGGAGTCGAACTGCTCTCGCGTCATGCCGGAGGCTGAGAACCAAGCATCCAGGAACGAGTTCCCGAAGCTCTGATTCATCTCCGCCTCCCGTTTAGCCTGTGCCTCGGATGCTGGGGTTGGGTACGGCTTGAACTCAGGAACCTTGCCGGAGTCCTCAGTATGTGCGGAGACGTACAGGAGCCGTAAAGCCTGTATGCCGTCTGAAATATTTGCAAGCGCAGCTTCTAGCCGGGAGAATCCGAACCACTTATCCTTGCTGACCTCCTCCGAAGCTTCCCGCTCAGCCCTCGCTATCTCCTCCTCAGTAGGCTCTGGCAGGTGATGGCGGTACATACTTCGCTCCTCAAAGACGAGCCGCGAGAGGAGGCTCTGCACAAGCCGGGAATCCAGTTTCGCCCAGTCAGCGAAAACGTTCAGACCGAAGAGAACCTGGAAGTCCCCGGCTGCGTCAAGGTTATTGTGGAAAAAGCTTAGAGCTGCGCGTCGTTTAAAAGCTCTTCGATGTAGGCACTCCCAAGCTCCTGGACGGCCTGGAAATTACTTGCTCGAGAGAACGCTTTCCATTCGGCGCGCTTCTCAGGAAGCACAGCGACATCGAACAGGGCGCGCATACTGCCGGTACCATATGCCATATTACGAGTGCCCTCAGAGGCAGAGGAGGGTACCTTAGCCGCCGCGATCTCACCGGCGGTAAAAATCTCCGCTACGTCCAGTGCGTCAATTTCGCTCAGGGGCTTGAGCAAGTTGAAACCTGGCTTGAGTTCTAGGGGCACCCCCGCTTCGGTGGTGGGCTGTGCCGCAGGTGCCGCAGTGGTTGGCGGAACGGTAACAGGGGGAACGGCAGGTGCGGCCTGTGCAGCGGGCGCGCTTGCCGGTACATCGGGGTTACCCTGCGGGGGAATGGCCTCAGCGAAGGGAGAGGGCGCGGCCTCGGTCTGCCCGAACTGGTCGCCGCTTACGAACTGGTTATTAGACATGGGTATGTTTCCTTCTTTGACGAACAAAAATGGAGTGGCCGAGATGTACTCGACCACTCCATTATACCGATAACCGCAGCTGCTTACGGAAGGATAACCAAGCCGGATGCGGAGGTCTTCAACTGCTTCGCCTGCTCAGCGGTAGGCGCAAGTGCCGTGCCAGCGAACGGAATAGCGAAGAGCCCTTGGAGGGAAATCTCGCTGAATGTCTTGGAGCTGACGCTGATACGCGGGAAGTACAGGCTGAGAGTCTTGCCGCCGCCCGAGTAAATCATCCACGCAGAAGTTTCCATGTCAGCTGCGTTGAAGTTTAGCTCCTGGGCCTTAGCCTTCAAAGCGTCAGTACCAATCTCAATCAGCGAGGTAGCCTTGCCGCCGCCCCACGCCATCTGCAAGGTCTTCTCGTTCAGCGAGTGAACGGTGAACTCAAGCTTGGTGGTGGTGACACCCTTAATGCTGATAACAGAGGGAAGCTCTGCGGTGTTGAGCACCTGAGCATCGCCGCCGTCAGTGGTGGGCTTCGGCAGGGACTCTGCCGAGGTCAGGCCGATGGGTGCCCATGCTGCGGGGTAGGTTTCGGGTTTCTGCGGGTCAAAGTTGGCAAGGGACTGGGGGAGGGCGAAGTTACCAGTCTTCGGGAACCAGATCGTCGCCCACTGAACGCCGATGACCTCTGCGGCGTTATAGCCTTCGTGGAGAGCCATAAATCATCCTATCTATCAATTACACGCCGGTGGGCGTGGCTTCATTCTACCATTTCACGGTATCCCCGAACGTCTGTTGGGGAGTCAAAAGGAACTGCACTGCGAACGTGCAATCGAACTGCGCTCCGTGAACCGTCTTAACGGCGGTCACCTTGAAGTTCTCGATGGGAACCTGCCCAACGTCAAAGGCGATAGCCCGCGCGCCGTCCACTTCGCGCTGCTCATGTACCGCCTGCTCCAGATAGCCAAGAGCATTCATGGACATCTGGTACGCCACAGAGGAGTTCTCCGCGTACACGCGCAGTCGAATGTTGTACTTGATTTGCCTCAGGCCACGCTCAGCAGCGGCTAGGTCGTCAGAGCCATACATCACGTGGTGTTGTATGAACCGTTCCGGCAGCTTCTGCGCCGTCACATCCTTGAGCACTTGGCCGGGTGGGAAGTGCGGCTCAAGCATCTGCTGCGTCCATGTGTACGGGTTGAACATCGTCATGAGAGACCGTTACCTCCTAATGGGTGCCTGAATCCTGTGGCCTCGCCGACCCCGGCCTCCGCAACTAGCTTGTTCCAGTTTGCTTTACGTACCGCTGGAGGCGGCCTAAATGCTGCACGGAGAGACACGGCCTGTGCCGCCGCGCCGACCAGGAAGAAGTGCCCGCGTTGGAACTCCGTCACCCTCTGGCTGCGACCATTGCTGAACGTGATAACGTCCTTGCCGATACCCAACTCGACGATGTGAGCCGCGTAGTGGTCGTTGTACACGATGCGATCCACCACCGGCCATTTACGGTGACGCTGACGGCCTGTGTAGAGGGCGCGTCCCACTCCGAAGTGGTCTACGTAAGAATCCCCTAGTGACTTCCTGTATGGCTCAGCAGCGGCCTTTGCGGCTACCTCTATGCTGTGTGCCAGGGAATCCAACACCATAGTACGCAAGGAAATGTACGAGGCGACGTGCTGGGCGTTGTCGTCATACAGTTCAATCCCGCCCTGCTTCATTATATTTTCCCCTCAAGGAATGAACGCTGGATGTCGTTTCCTCGGGAGAGAATCATGCGGTCGTGCTGCGTCCTAATCCCCATACGGAATATAACCTCGCGGGAGGTGGACGTATATACGAAAGGACGTATATTAGCCGGGGCTTTCGTGCCGTGAGGCTGACGTAGGAAGGCCCCAGGGTAGAACACCACTAAGGCATCTATGGGGAAACCCTCTCGCTCGTCAGCCGGGAGAGCTGCTGATACTCGATCCAGCGTGCCGGGTGCCATGTTGAAGATAGCCGTGGTGCTTACAGTCTCGCCGTAGTACTCATCACGCACCGAAGATGTTCGGTTCAGGTTATCACTAGCGACCGGCTGGAGGTTCCCCTTCACCTTTACGGGTTCTCCCCACGTCAGCTCCGTTCCGCCGTCACGGCCTACAGCATGTTTCGCGGGGAAAATCAGAACTTCATGCCGTGGGTTTGTTATGAGTGTCACTCGTAGCACACCCCATAATTTGGAGACCCGAACGGAGTGCTCAAGCGCGGGCCTATCGTTCCGATAACACCGGCGCGCTTAGTACACCCGATAGCACCCAACTCCTTGTCGGTAAACCAAATGTTCGGGGATGTGGAGAGCGGGTCACGCGTGTACTCGTAGGCGCTCTCTCGCTCGGACTTGAATCCTGAGCCGTCGTCACGGGCTACTCGAACCACGGCGTTGATAATGGCAGAACGAATATTCCGCTCATTCATGAAGCTCAACGGCTCGGGGGACTCCAGCAGCACTTTAGCGACAGGGCAAACCCCCATGAGCGCGGCAATGGCATCGAGAATCTTCCCTTGCAGGAACGTGTCCGAACGGTCTGTATGCATCCCGTCCAACGCATCGTGAATCTCCGACACCTGAATACTAATCATGCTCATGGGGGTTCCTTCGACTACTTCTTGGCCCGGCTAGTGGAGCGCTTACGGGTGGTCTTCTTGCCGGTAGGCAGCAGACCTTCGTCCCCGTCCGGCTCCTCGTCCTGAGGGTCTTCCTCAACAACCTCTTCGGCGGCAGGTTCCTCAGTGGGTTCCTGCTCCTCAGTAACAGGTTCCTCAACGGGTTCCTGCTCCTTAGTAACCCGCGCTTCGTATTCCTCCTTGGGAATAAAAGCGTCGGGGTTTGTCACGTGGTGTTGAAGCTCATCCGGTATCTCCTCACCCTCGTGGATAAGGCAGTATGGCTTAGCCGGGGACTTGCCGGGTAAAACCAGTGTATTGCGTGCTATCACGTTTCCTCCTAGCTCAGAACCTTAGCGGTAAAGGCCATGTTCGGGTTAGCTAGGGCCGGAGCGGCCAGAGCGTCTGCGGTCACCGATGCAATCACCGGCACCTCAGTGTTCTTGTAGGCGCCCACGTAGATACCTGCTGCATCCGACAGAGGCCAGCCGAGGTCTAATGCGGCTTCGGTCGGGGCCATGAAGGTAGCGCCCAGGTCGTAAGTGTTCTCCGCAGGCAGCAGGTAGATGTTCTTCGGGTCGAGCACCGGAACATCCTGACCCACAGTGTTACGAATCTTGCGGTTGTACACGCGCATGGTCGGCAAGCCGTAAGCACCTAGGTGAGCGTTCACCTGATCCAGAGTAGCCGCGCTGTACAGGCCGTTGAGGCCCTGGAGCGCCATACGCTTGTTGTTCGCAACAGCGGTAGCAATCTGACGGGAGACCAGCAGCACGCCGGGGGTGATGTTGTTCTTATCCTCGTACAGCTCAACGTACTTGCGCAGTTCCTCGACAATGTTCAGGTCGGGGTCGCTCCACTGGGTAGCAGCGGTAACGCTCATGGAAGCGTCACGGCCCCAGTCGTTCTCGAGGGTGTGCCCGCCAGGGAAGGATAGAACGGTCTTGCCGGTGGTGAGCACCTGCCCACGCTGGAACTCCAGTGCGTCATCAATCGCGCGAACAGCACGGAAAGCGGCCCCGAGAACCTTCTCCTGTACCGCCTCAGTACCGGGCTTGCCGGTGCGGGCGACGTACTTCTGGAACTCCGACAGAGCGATTTTCTTCGTCAGCGGGGGCAGCTTGAAGGTCATGTGCCCGGACTGCAGAGTTTCACCTTGTGCAGGCTCAGCATCCCACGCACGGTTCAGTGCGATAGTGGGGCGCTCGGTGTTCAGAACATCCAGGGACACCTTAGCGTCGTCTGCGTTGAAGTTCGGCAGGTACGAGGACAGGTGCGAGTCCTGACGCTGCTTCTCCTGGTACTCACGTGCGTAGTCACGAGAAGCGTAAGTAAGGGTCAGCGGGTCTACCGCGTCATACCAAATCTCAGCCATTTACGGTTCTCCTTAGAGGTAGCGGAACAGGCCGGGGGTGGCCGGTTTGGTGAAGTCGCTCTGCGAAGCGCCATTGACAAGCTTGGGCAGGGCGTTGGTCTGGATAATGCCGTGCACCAGGATAGCTACAGCGGTCAAGCCGCCCTTGCCGGACTGGTCCCACAGCACGAAGCCCTCAGGGGCAGTGGTATCAGAGATAGGCTTAGCCTTGCCGTCCTCAATCTTGACCGGGTATCCACTGGGGATTCCGCCGTAGATTTTGACAATATCCGCGTAGTCTGCGGGGTCAAACAGGAAGGTCTGGGCGTTCTCCACGCCGTGCGAAGATGCGAGCCACGCGGGGGAGTTCAGCGCGACTTTCTTCTGGGTGATGTCAAGCATCGAAACTCCTAGAAGTTTACAGGGTTGTTTTTCTTATAGTTCGCGTAGAGCTCATGCCCTGCCGCTGCGCTTCCCTTTTCGGGGGTAGTTTTCTGCGAGAAACCCACCGGCAAGCCGGGTGCAGCTGCGGGCTGCTGGGGTACTGCGTTGGTAGGTGCTAGGGAGCTGACGTACTCAGCAACCTTGGCCGTATCAATCCGTCCATCCTCATCTCGGAACATGTCACGGTTCAGCGTGGATTTCAGAGTCTCCAGGTGCGGCGCGTTCGCCTGCTTCACAGCCGAAGAGAACGCCATGCTGAAACGTTCATCGTCCTGCTGTGCACGCAGGGACTCAATCTGCTGACGGAGGGAGTTCACCTCGTCGGTCTGGTCTTTCACCGGAGCGTTCGCCTGCTCTTGTCGCAAGCGTTCTGCGGTGTTCCGGTTCTCCTTCGCACGTGACTCCCACAGGCGGGAGTGGTGCTTGTAGTACGCGGCCTGGTGCTCCGCGGACATTTCAGCCACAGGAGTGTTAGCCGGGTACCCATGCTCATTCAGAGTAACCTCGGGGGTGTTCGTTTCATCAGCCTCCGTTGCGGGGGCTTCTGCGGGAGTGCTCAGCTGCACGTCGCCCATTAGCTTCTACCTTTCTTCGCTACTACTCAGCCTCGTGCCGGGGTTGAGCTGAAGCCATTTATCAATCGCGGAATATACATCTGGAGGACTGTTCCTCAGACGCGCCCTTTCGACCAGCGTTTCCCGCGACGCGCGCACCTCGATTACCTCGGCTACATTGTGCCGACGAATGAAATGCTCGCGGTCGCGTGGGTCGATAAGAGTACGCACTACCCAGACATCGCGGGTAGACTTCCCCATCTGTTTTTCCATTGCTGCGCGAATCCTAGCGGCTAACGTTGCGTCACCGCCCGCGAAATCACGCAGTAAATCTAGGTCTATAATAGCATCCACTGGCTTAGCGTGAGATTTAACATATGTGGTTTTTCCCGCACCCGGTGGGCCGGTCACTAGCCGGATCATGCGGCGCGCTCCTCTGCTGATGTCTGGGACTCCCAATATTTGATAACGGACTCCAGCACAGACTCTCGCTTACGCGACTGCTTAGTTCCACGCCGCCTCAAATCCGACTGAGACCTGCGGGCGCGCCGCACCATACGTGCAGCGTCTGATACCTCCGAATACCTCTGTGCATCCTCCGGTGCCGCCCGATACTGCCTATCCCTCTGGGCTATGCCGTCTGAGAACTCGTCCGACCAATGCGCGATGCGTGGCCCCTTCTCCCTCGACACGAAATCTGCCAGGCGAGTATTCGATAGCTTCGAGGCAGAGGTGCCACCGGCGATGCGATAAATCTCGTCCAGGTCTTGCCGGTTCAGGTGCAGGCCGGGGTCATGCTCCGAGGTGATGGGCAGTACCTCACACTTGCAGTTATCGTGCAGCGGGTACAACTCCTTCACGCTATAGATGCGGTCAGCCGCCACGATACACAGGCCACAGGTACCTGTTCGTGAGAGCTCAGGGTGGATGATACGCCGGTACCCCAGCACGCCCTGCGGTTCCGCCCCACCAAGGATGCGAGAGGCACGCTCACGCTGAGCCAGCTTAATATCATCCTCTGCCAGACGGCTCACCCGCTTGAGGGCCTGCAGCTTCGCCTCAGCAGGGGACTTACCGTCACGGCGTGCGCGCTGGTACACCCTCGCCGGGCGCGACCACACATCTTCCGGTATCTTGTCTTGCCGGGGATACAGCTCCATGTTGGCTGGGGGCAGGTCTGGCGGCAGGTCTTTGCCCAACGCCTTGAGCACTACCTGCTGGTAGGCGTCTTCCTCTTGCCGGGCGCGTACCAAGGCCGCCTCAACAGCGGAGACCGTTTCATCCACTATCGCGGCGACCCCCGCATCTGAGAAGTCACTCTGCGACTCCCAGATATTGAACAGCCAGGTAATCAACGCATCCACCAGTGAGCGTGTACGCTCCGACTTGGCGTTAGCAACATCGCCCATCGTAGGCATGGTTTACTCCTTGCTGGGTCGCTTCGCGTTAGCTATCTGTTGCTGCTGACGGTTCCCCTCAGGGGTCAAGTTCACCGTTGTGTCGATAAGCTTCTGGTCTGGTTGAGCCGGGGCTTCCTCCTGGCCGGGGGTCACCGCGCCGTAGGGGTTAGCGATACTCTCCGCTGCGGAAGCCTGAGACGATAGGGTGTCCACCAGCTTGTTCAGCCCGCTCTCGCGGGTGGCCTCCTCCACCTCTTCCGGGGTGAAGCCGCCGAACTTCTTCAACGCAAACGCCAGCGGCACGCCAGCACCCGTAGCCGTGGCAACTGAGGCGGCGCGCTCCGTGGCTGATGCACGCCGGGGGTCTACCCAGTCAATAATCATCTTCGCTGGGTCGGCGCGGTCTTCGCCCTCACCTTCGGCGTGCAGGGCATCAGAGAACATACGCTTGAGTGTAGCTGTGAAAGAATCCTCTAGGGACTCAATGTCGAACAGCAGAGGCTCACGCTGCGTCAGAGCACCCTCAGCAGAGTTGCCGCCGTCGCTGGGACTCACCATGAACAGCGGCGTGCGTGACTCAGCAGCAAGCTCACGAATCTCGCTGTTGATCGCGTTCTGCAGAGGGCCAACATCCACTGCTGAGGACTCCCAGAACTTAGCGCCCATCGGTAGAGTCCACAGCGCGCCGGGTTCTAGCCGGAAGGCGTCCGCCGAGTACTCAATCTTGTTGTTGTTCTCGTCGTACATCGGGGCGTTCTCGATACCCTGCTGCTTGAACGCCTGGGTGGCGAACATCACGCCGCGTTGGAGCGTCATGTGGTTGATGCGCAGCAGCGTGTTCTCGTGCTTGGAGATGATGCCCTTATCGAGTGAGAACTCATAGACAGGCACCGAATCCATGCCGGTGTTCTGGGGGGCGCCCATATCCCAGCTGCCGGGGATGAGGTTCCAGGTGTTCGGCACCTTATCGCCCGGGGCCGCCCACACGTTGTGCCGGGTGTTCGGTAGTGTAGCGTTTAGGTCGTTCGCTCGCGCCTCACGCACATACCCAGGGCGGGCCAGAAGCATGACGCTTTCCTGCGTCATTTCGTCCACATACACTGTCAAGGCCGCCGCGACGTTTCCGTGTGCGTCCGTCACGCACGCGGTGTTCCGCACTGAGGAGTGCATCAGCCCCTCCGTGGTGCGCACGATGTACCCACGGCCCGTCACCAGCGCGTCACGCCAGGCGTAGTTCAGCTTAGTGCGCAGGTTCTCCGCCTGGATAATGTCGCGCACAATATCGTCGCCATCCTCCGAGTTATCCGCGCCGGTGCGCACGCCGTTGATCCGCATACGAGGCAGGCGCGCGTCCACCAGCAGGGAGGCTAGGTTGAGCCGGGAGATGCGCACCAGGTTCTTGTACGCATTGCGGGTGTTCGCATCCTTGACCGCATCCAAATCCGGCTCGGGTGCGTCACCTGCATACCACGCCATCATGCGCTGGATGTGGTACGTGCGGGAGGCGATAATACCGGCCAGGCGCTTCACCCACCATTCGTCACTGCCGGGGGTATCCAGCAGGGTTTGATCTAAAGCCATGAAATCTCCTTACGTCGTTGTATCTATCGTATCCTTTGCGGGCCGGACGTGCCGGTAGCAGTTCCTCGGGTGTTCCCCTTCGCCAGTACCCGCAGGCGTGACTGGTGAGCCAACATCAGCGCGTATGCCGCATCGATCTTTCGGTGCGAGCTAGGGGACTCCTTGTACATAATCCGGCCCTGCTTCGTCTCTCGGTGCTGTGCGTTGAGCAGGTGGCGGGTCAGTACTGGCGAGCCGGTGAGCATCACTTCACCCTCGATAATCGCAGTGCGCAGGGTGCTTGTCGCCTGAGCTACCGCCTTGAGTTGGTTGCCGCGCCACGACATCAGGCCGTACCCGCGTACTGAGTCGATGTCACGGTTCCAGGCCCGGCGCTGAGCGCGCTTCTTCTTGATAAGCGCCTCCCACTCAGCGACCATCGTCTCCCAGCCGGAGGGGTCAAATAACCCATCTACGACGTTCAGCTTCTCGATAGCCTCTTTCATCTTCGCATCAATCTCTTGCCGGGGCGGTTCCCAGGCGCGGCCCTCCGCTGTGTCCGGCTGCTCCCACACCTTGATAGCCCACGCCAGGCCGTCGCTAACACGCATCGCCACAATGGCGGTAGCGTCCGTGATGCCTTTCGACCGTCCCCAGGAACCATCGAATCCTATCACTAGCGCGTCCGTGCGTGAAGGTGGGTCGATGCCCTCCTTCTCGAAGTCGGTTCGAGTGGCGGCCTGAACTTGCTCCATCGACAGGAACGCATCTGCTGCGGCGTGGGGCTTATTCCCGAAGAACCGGGAGGCGTCCGAGAGGGTCGTTGCCGCATCGAACACGTCATCCAGCACGCCGTTGATTTTCACCCACCCCGGTGGGTAGGGTGAGCCTTCGATACCGCAGGGCGGGGTGTGAATCTTGCACCCGGTGGGGGAGAGTAGAGAATCCCCGTAGGCTATCTCCAGGCCGTGAATAATACTTGCTGGGTCTTTCAGGTCTGGGTTACCCCAGTCGCGGGTATCGTACAGAATGTTGTTCCTGAACGTCTCCCCGGCCATACCCTTCTGCCAAGCGTTCCACGTCTCCTCGGCGAAAGAGCCCATGCCGGGCACAAAAGCGTTTGGGGCTTCCAACAGTGTGCCGTCGGTCTTGGACAGGTTGCGCTTAGCCACTGCGCCAAGGGCACGGCCACCATTGTTCGGGTACCAGGTCTCCGTCTGGTCGGCGATCGTGAACAAATCCGGCTTACCCTCCAGGGAAGATGGCGAAGAAGTACGTGGGCGAATCTTGCCGTTGAAGGGTAGGAGAATCTGCGTCTCCAGCACCTCCACCTCAGGGTACTCGTAGGCGAGTGAGGCGGAGGACATCATCTCCTTCATAGGCTCGAAGGCGTTCGCTGTCTGCTCTTCCGAGACGGCCAGCAGGGAGATGTCTACCTTACGGGTCTCGTTCCACGGCATACCCACTGGTCGCCCGTTCGCGTCCCAACCCGCAAACCGGCAGGGGCCTAACGCCTCGAATGCTGCAATGGCAGCGAGGAAGGGTGACTTACCCCACCCCTTGCTCCGCTGGATAACACCACGCCGGTACGTCCTCTCACCAGTGATGGGGTCTAGCTGGTACCACTTCAGGAGGAACTCAGCCTGCTCACGGGTCGGCTGGAATGGTGCATCGTAGGTGACCGTGGGCCGGGACAGGTAGGTAGTCATCCAGTCCAGGGCAAGGTACCCCAGCGTTGGCATCTCGCCGGGGTACCTTGGCTTGAAGCCTGCGGCTACAGGGGCATCAGCGAACATATCCTGCACTGCTACTCCTCGATGCGCAGCTGATCGTAGGCACTAGAACGCTGCAGCGTGCGCGTCGGGGCCTTCGGCATGTTGGCCTCTAGCCGTTGCTGAATCTCAGCCCCAGTAAGCAGCTCAATCTTGGCTGCGGATACAGACTTAGGAGATATGAGGAACTCTTTAGAGTTGGCCGTGAGCACCTCAGAAGACCGCAGTGTAGACACGCCGCCCTCAGCCTTCATCATCAGTTCGTTGTACGGCACAGCTAACGTAGCGATGGCGGTAAGCCATTGGGTGCGGGTAAGGCTCTGCATGGTCGGCTGCTCGCCGAGTGACTTCCAGTACTCTATCGTCAGCGCGTGCCACTCGATACCGTCTGGCAGCTCTGGCTGCGCAGTAGGAGTAAACTCCATGACCGTAGTCTGCACCAGCTCGTACTGGCCGCGTTTGCTGCGGGGGCTCTTATTATTCCCCTTGCCGGGCATAGTGGAATCCGTCCTTCCTGTTCATTTCGTCCCACGCCGCCAACTCGCGGGTGTACCGCTTGTAATTCATGCGCTGCTGCGGGGTAAGCTCCGTGAATCCGTTTAGTCGTCGAAGCGCCCGCCGAAGGTGCTGCTTACGGCGGACGTAAGCCAGTTGGCAGGTTCGAGAGCAGTACCGGCGGGGGTTGCCCTTGGCGCTATACTCTAGAACAGGCTTTCGACATCGAAGACACCTACGATAGCCAGGTGGAACTTCGGGAAGTAGGGGCATGGGGTATCTCCTCACGTGCGATTTTCTTAAGGCCCATATGCACCTTAAGTCTCTAGGTGTCTCCCAGTATACCGGCCTTGCCGGGTGGCAGGTGGTACGGCGCAGAGCGGCGGCGTACAGGTGAGTGAGAATAATCACAGTGTGAGAAATATCATACGTAAATCTGTTCGACTGTAGCGTTAGTACATTTGTACGAGCGCTACTTTTTCTAATGGTTCAGACAGCGAGACACA